AGCATCAAGTAACGGGCAACGCGGTTACAGGTGCTACTGGTAGCGTAACGATAACAGCTGGAGCGGTTGTAACTGTAGATGGTAGCAATGTAACAGCAAGTATCGGTGATGCTACAATTACTGCAGCAGCTACTGTTGCATTAACCGGTAATTCAGTTACTGTCTCTGCAGGCACAGGTAACTATAAAGCTGGTTCTATTAATAATAGTGGAACCAATACTATTACACCAAGCTCTGGAACGGTCACTATTACTGCTGATTGTGTAGTTGTACCTACAGGTAGTTCTCTAACTATAACAACAACTAGCGCGGGTGTTGTCACTTGGAACGACATAGATGTTAACGCAAGTCAAACATGGACAAACGTAGCAGCATAGGATATAAATAATTATGGCATCATCATTTTCTACATCACTAAAACTTGAAAAAATGACCACCGGTGAAAAGGCCGGTTTATGGGGCACAGTAACTAATACTAATCTAGATATTATAGAACAAGCTGTAGGCGGTTATGTTGAGTTAAGTTTAGCTTCAGGTAATCAAACACCAGCAATTAGTGATGGTGCGGCATCTGATGGTCGTAATAAAGTTATTAAACTTACTGGCACACTATCAGCAAACAGAAGTTTGATATTTCCAGACTCTTGTGAAAAAACATATCTTGTAGTTGATGGCACTACTAGAAGCACTAGTCATTATACTATAACAATTAAAACAAGTTCAGGTACAGGAGTAACTATGCCGGTCGGATCTACCATGCTTGTAATTGTTGATGGCACGAATGTCATAACAGGTATTACACAAAAAGGTTATGTAACTACAACTAATGCTTATACTGCTATAAACGGCGATCAAATTATTGTTGACACAAGTTCTGCAGCGGTGACAATCACCTTACCTGCAAGTCCAGCCGTTGGTAATGAAGTGCATTTTTTAGATGGCAAACTTAGTTTTAATTCTAACAATTTAACTATTGGTAGAAACAGCCAACCTATTCAAGGCAGTGCTAATGATTTAGTTGTTAATACAAATGGACAAAGTTTTACACTAGTGTATGCAAATTCTACAAAGGGTTGGGTTAAGAAACACTTTGTCGGAACGTAAGGGGTTTATATGGCTCTTATTAACTTTGATATTATACCAGGTATAGATAAACAAAATACAACCAAGGGTGCAGAAAATCGTTGGATTGATAGTGACAATGTGCGTTTTAGATATGGCTTACCAGAAAAAGTTGGTGGTTGGGCATCACTTGTAAACGAAAGTATTGTTGGTGTAGTTAGAAACCAACACTCTTTTGTTGATACTACCGGTAACAGATACATCGCACTCGGCACTGATAAGTTTTTACTTTTATATTTTGAAGGTCAATTATTTGACATATCACCATTTGATGCTAGCGCAGATCAATCAAGTTGCACACTAGCAACTACTGATGATTCAACTGTTGTTACTATAACAACAGGAGCGGCACATGGTTTGGAAGTAGAAGACATAATACTTCTTGATTCAGTAACCTTGCCTAGTGGAACGGGGCTTAGCGCGGCAAACTTTGAGGACAAGGTATTTATGGTTAATACAGTACCTAGCCCTAAAACATTTACCATAACTTCAAGTGCGGCTGCAACGGCAACAGTGTCAACAGGTGGCTCAACAACACTAGAAGTGTATACAAAAATTGGACCACAAAAACAAACATACGGATACGGTTGGGGTGTAGGACCTTACGGTGGAAATGTTGTAGGTGCAGTATCTTCTACAATAAATGAAGGTGCAGAATTTGCAAATAATGATACTACACTAACCCTAGCCAGCGGTTCTGCTTTTGCTAGCTCTGGCACAATACAAATAGGTAGTGAGTTAATAACATACAGTGGTAAGTCTACTAATAATTTAACAGGACTAACAAGAGGTACTAATGGCACTACTGCTGCAGCTCACGCAGATGGTGCAACCGTTACTAATGCTGGTGACTTTAGTGGTTGGGGTGTGGCCATACCTGCAAATCAAACAACATTGGAACCAGGACTTTGGTCATTAAATAATTTTGGTGAAGTGTTAGTAGCAACGATTGCAAACGGTGAAACTTTTACTTGGAACGCTGGTGCAACTACACCAACTACAGTAAGAGCATCAAAAGCAACAACTAATTTTTTAACAAGTAATAATCCAACAGCATCAAGACTAACTCTTATCTCACCTACTACTAGGCACTTAATACACCTTGGCACTGAGACAACTATAGGCACAACATCTACGCAAGATGATATGTTTATACGTTTTTCAGCATCAGAAGATATAAACACTTATATACCAACTTCTACCAATACTGCAGGTACCTTACGATTGCAAGACGGTACAAAAATAATGGGCGCACTACAAAGAAAAGAAGACATACTAGTTTGGACAGACAATGCTTTGTATACAGTTAGAAACGTGGGTCAACCGTTTGTGTTTGGTGTAGAACAGGTTGGGACCAACTGTGGTTTAATTGGTAAGAACGCAGCCACAGTAGTAGATGGTATCGCCTATTGGATGACTTCAAAAGGGTTTTTATATTATGATGGTACCGTTAAAACATTACCTTGTGCAGTAGAAGACGAAGTATTCGATAATTTAGATACAACAAAAGGTCAACAAGTTGCAGCAGGTCTTAATAGTTTGTTTACAGAAATAACTTGGTGGTATCCGGCAAACACAGATTTTAATAGTAGAGCGGTATCTTATAATTATGCAGAATCAAATGAGGTTGCGGGCGGTATTTGGGCAATGCATACAGAATCAAGAACCTCGTGGATGGATAGTAAGGTATATGAAAAACCATATGCTACAAAATTTGATACAACCGGTACAGGCACTTTTCCGGTAATACTTGGTGAAAGCGGTCTTGGACAAACAAAATATTTTCAACACGAAGTAGGCACAGATCAAACAAACGAAGATGGTTCTGTTACTACAGTTACTTCCAATCTACAATCATATGATTTTGATTTACAGGGTCAAGAAGGTACCGCTAGTAAATTTGTTTCTGTTGGTAGATTTATACCTGATTTTAAAACATTGGATGGTAATGCAGCAGTGACCTTATCAGTAAAAGATTTTCCGTCTTCTACAGAAACGTCATCTACACACAGTCCTTTTACCATAACATCTAGTACAACAAAAATAGATACAAGAGCAAGAGGTCGTTTTGTAAACGTAAAGATAGCGAATACAGCAGTAAACGAAACTTGGCGATATGGCACATTAGCCCTTGATGTAAAACCAGACGGAGGTAGATAATGTCAAAGATTATAGTTGATATACCAGAACCAAAAGATAAGTATGATACCAGTACGCAAAGACAAATTAACAGAAGCATCGCAACTGTAATACAACAATTGAACACTACTTATCAACAAAGTGTAAAGGACGACCAACAACAACAAACATGGTTTTTAGGATAAATGGCAAATAGATATAAAAATTCAAAGGTAGATTTAACTACCACAAACTTAACCACACTATATACAGTGCCTGCAGAAACAGTATCTGTAGTCAAGTCTTTTATAGTATCAAATGATGATGCGAGCAACGCGTGCGAGATTACAGTGACATTGGTTAATTCTGGTGGTACAATATTCAGCTTGTTTAAACAAAAAGACATAGCTGCTAAAACAACAACTGAGCTATTGACACAACCCTTAGTTTGTGACGAAAGTGAAGTTATAAAAGTACAGGCAGAGAATGCTAACGACTTACACGTCGTTCTGTCGTATTTGGAAATAACAAGAGACTAGGAGGAAATATGTCATTTGAAGAACCAGGATCAGTAGCATGGCTATACGAAGGCGATAAGAAAATAGCTCAAATAAAAGTCGACACTACTGTAGTATTAAAAAACACAAAAACAAATCAAGAGTACGACTCGGATGCAGAGGGTGACGCTGACGTTGATAGCCCTGATACAGAGACAAAACGAGAAGATATATCTAGAAGTGTCTATATAAAGGTAGCTAAAATGCCTGATATAGGTTCAGAATCATAGTTGCAATTTATGAGAAAAAACAGTAAATTAAACAGAAGCTACATTTCAAGTTTAAGCGCCTTGCATATTCACAATAAATTAATAGGAAACATCTAATGGGTTTTGGAAGCAAATTAAGAAGATTAAGAGACAAGTATATACCAGACGAGATA